ATTATTAACATGCGCCCACACAGAAGAAAATTAAAATTTGACGAAGAAAGTGTGAACGGTCTTCTTCAAGAGATTTATGATGAATCACATAACATAAAGGCTAAAATTGCTCGTTTGTTCACCAAATGGGAAATTAAAGTAAAAGAAAATAGTGAGGTTGCTGCAATTGGCGACCAGATTGTTAAACTCATTGCAGCCGAAGCAAAAAATCAGGACCAAAAAATTATGCTTTTGAGATATTTAAAAGAAGTTGTATTTGACAATAATGTTAATACTCCAAATGGTAATAAATCAAAATCAAAAAATGAAGATGAAAATGTATCTGACGACAGAAGAAATGAAATTTTAAAAATTGTTCAGGATTCGCTGGAAAAAAAGGATAAAGAAAATTCATAATGGCATTAATTGATGAAAAAAAAGATGTTTTTACTACTATTGGTGCGTATACTTCTTTAAATGAAGCTGCTACTCCACCTAATAGTACTAACTTATTTCCATCAGTTAATAATAAAAAAGATATAATACCATTATTACTCGATTTATTAACTGTTGTTGTTGGTACTGATGCTTTACAGGAATTAACTGGCAAATTATTTACCAATTTAATTACTAAAATTGAACCTGATTTAAAAAAAAGCGTTAAAAGCCAAAATATTCAATCAAACTCAGGTAATCAAATTCCAAATAGTTTTGCAACAAACGGATATGATGTAAAAGTAAAAGATATTGACATATTTGGAAAATTAAAAAGTAGTCCGGTTTCTACAACTGGTAGTTTATTATATAGTAATAACCATGCAAGTTTTGATAATGTTTTATATCAGACATTATTGACCGGAAACGCAACATTTGGGAGTACATTGGCAATAAAATATAATGCAACAACAGATGCCTTTAATTTTAAACCAACTCCTGCTTTTGCAACCGCCAAAGTTGGTGATTTTCTTAATGGTTTTGTTGATGACATGGAACTTATAAATAAAAAACAATTTATGAGTCAGGCAATGAACCTTTTTTATGGCAGTATTACAACCAATCAAAATAAAACCGTTGAACAAATTGCTCAAGAATTACAAGTTGCAAAATTACTTCAACAACTTATAAATGATGATGATAGTTTTGTACTATCACCAGAAGATTACGAAGCAATATTACGAAAAGCACAGGAACTGGCAAATGGTGTTACATATTATGATTTGGGTTGTGGTGTTATGGAAGTAGTTTTTCCTTTAAGTGGTATGACTGATTTAATTTCAAATATCAGTGGTTCAACAGACCCGTTTTTTGTTGGCAATCAAGTAAATGCTACCATTGCTCAAAGTACAAAAAACACTCCCGATACTTCTGCCGCAAACAAACAAACAATTAAAAGCGGATTTTTTCAAAAATTAATTGATTTAATAACACAAACACTTGCAAATGCAATATGTACTTCACCACAAATACGTGCATTACTGGCAATATCAAGTGCTTTTTCAAATTTTAATATTTCACAAATTGGAAATCCTTTAACAGATTTAAAAAAATTTAAAATATTTTTGAAATGTAACTTAAATACTGCTATGGCATTAATAAATAAATTTATTTATGATTTGGTTATTACCTTTTTAATAGCACTTATCACACCAATAATAAAAAAAATAATAAAAGAAAAAATAAATCAATATTCAAAACAAATTAAAAGTTTAATTGCTCCATCAATACCAATTGCTAATGAAGCAGATTAAAAATTAAATAAAATGGCAATAGATTTTAATAGCGTTGAATCAATCGTTGGTGGTTTTACTAAAATACTGAGTTTAACTTCTATTGGCGGTCCTCCACCAATACCAACACCACTAATTTTAGTTGGTGTACCACTACGACCAGGATTATCACCAATTAAAATTGCTTCACGTATTATTGCTCGAAAATCTGAAGCAGGATTACCTGTTGGTGCTTTACCTTCTGGTGGTGCTTCTCCTGATGAAATTATGGAAAGAATCAGAATTGAAGAAATTATTAGTGCATTTCAGGATGAAGCAATTATCAGTGTGGCAATACCACCGGGAATTACATTAAGTGCTGCAGGTATTTCACCTACAGGACCAGTAACAGTATTTGGTTCAACAATCTTATTTGCAAAAGGTTATGGAGTTATACAATAATGGAAAATTTAAGCGGATATACCCCGACAGAATTACTGAAGATGATAAATGATTCTACAGTAGAACATGAAAGACTAAAAAAAGAAATTTTTGGTCATACTTATGAAATGGAGGAACTTGAAAAAAAAATTAATGAAAAGTTAGCACTTCTTGATGTGCAGGAAAAAAATTATGTTGCACTGATTGAAGAATTAAATAACAGAGAAAATGGCATTTGATAAACCAATATTACAAACAAGTAATCCATATAAACAGGTAGATACTACAATTCCTGTTAGTAGAACAATTTATTATGGTGAAGTTATTGATATTACCGACCCTACTGATGGTGGTCAAATTAAAGTTAAAATTCCTGATTTTGATAATAAAATCGGTAATAATGATTTGGTTTGGTGTTATCCCCTATTACCTAAATTTTTTCAAATTTATCCAAAAGTTGGCGAATATGTAAGAGTTTTTATTGAAGATATTCAATATCCACAAAGAAGTCGTTATTGGCAAGGACCTGTTATCAGTCAACCACAAAAAATTGAATTTGATTCAATATTTACAGCACTTTCAACAACTAACATGGCATTAACCACACCACAACCTGCACCTTCAACAATTCCGGATGCAAACGGTGTATATCCTTTAATAGAGGATATTGCAATTATTGGCAGGATTAATACTGATGTTATATTAAGAGTTAATCAGGTTAGTATCAGAGCAGGAAAGCATGAAGATGGTAATGTTCTAAAACTTAATACAGTAAATCCTGCTACAATCGATATGATATTTGAACCAACACAAGATACTGGTGATTATTATAGTAATACAATTATACAATCAGATAAAATTGCAATATTATCACATAATGGTAATCCACAATATAAAGCAGCAAGATTAACTCCACAAGACAGAGATACCATATTTACAACAGGTCATCCAATAGTAAGGGGAGATACTTTAGTTGAAGCATTAAATATTATCAGAAATGCACTCATTAATCATATACATGGATATTCAAACCTTCCTGCCGATAAAACATCAATTATTACCACTTTGGAAACAATTAATTTTGATGGAATATTACAAAAAAATATTGTAACAAATTAATTTTCATGGATAATTTGCAACTTACTATTCCAAACGAATTATTCACAAAATTTAATGATATTACATTTTATGATGTACCTCATAAATATTTTATTGATGGTAAGGAATTGATTTCTGTGACAACATTAATTCATAAATATCAGGAAGAATTTAATGAAGATTATTGGGCGAACTACAAAAGCAATCAACATAATTTAACCACTTATGAAGTTAAAAGAGCATGGAATTTTATAAATAAAAAGGGTACAATCAAAGGTTCGGCAATACATGATTATACTGAAAATATGTTTCAGAATAAAATATTTGAATATCCTTTACAATTTATAATTAATGAATTTGGTTTTGACCCAGTTTCAAAAGAATATAATATTACAAAAAAGCATGTTGATAAGTTTTATAATGATGTTCACGATAAATTAATACCAATTCGTACAGAATTTATAGTATATGACCGTCAATCATTAATTGGTGGAATGCTTGATATGCTATTTTATAATATTAAAGTTAAAGAATTTCAAATCTGGGATTGGAAAACTAATAAAAAATTTACTAAAGAAAATAAAAGTCAACATTTACTTAATGAATTATGCATGCTGGAAGATTGTGATTTGGAATTATATTCACTTCAATTAGAACTCTATAAACAAATAATTGAAAGAAATACAAATATAAAACTCGGTAAGTCATATCTTGTATGGTTTTCGCATAATAATGATTCATATGAAATTATTGAAACTAAAAACAGAAAATATTATATTGATATAATTATTAACAATCGAATTGCAGAAATATTAACATAAAAAAAGCCACGATATGTGGCTTTTTATTCTTAACCAATTGATTATAAATCAATCGATTACAGGTTCAAAATGCATCTCCACGGCTGAAGCGTCAATACTACGTTTGTTAATTCATCGTTTGTATAATCGTTGTCACCGAAGTCAATGTTAGTAATCATGCACTGTTCCAAGAACCATTTCTCAATTTCGATACCTGTCGGGTCAACTGCTTTTAATAAAATATTCTTTTTATAACCAGCAGCATAACCCATACGACCTGTTAGAGATTCAGCATGTAAACGAACCCATTCCATGAGTTGTTGTGAAGTTGATGGACCTATTGGGTCAAGAAATGTAACGTCCATTGTGTCCCAGCTATATCTACCAGCAACATAATTCTGTTCGTTCATAAACATAATTGGAACTGAGTTAATTTTCATTGTAGGTCTTTTGAACTTTTGTACTTTCCAGACTTCAATGCCTAATTCATCTGCGAATTCGGCAAAGAATCGGTTTACTCGTTTTGGTTCATATTCGAAAGGGATGCCCCTAATCATTTCATTTGCCATGTTTTTATCTGTTTTAAAATTGTGATATTTATTTTTTTATAAATACTCTGTTATTTGAAAAACAATTGATAATAAAAAAGAAGACCCACAAAATAGTGGGTCTTCCAAAAAATCATCAATTACGCAATGATTATGCACCAACATCGGCAAAAGATGCTCCGGTTGGAGTAATTGTAAACGTAATACCTATAAACTCAAGTGCACGTGTTGGTTTGATGAATATTTCACCATACAATTCGTTTCTGTCAATTGTTTCAGGTGTGTTAATAGTATCATCCATTTTAATTCTGAAGTCTGTTAAACCTCTTTCTCTCTTAATGGTATCAAGTACAGGTGTTGCTTTTGATAAGAATGAATCAATTGTTGTCTGGTCATTCTGTTCAAATACAAGCCTGATTGCAATATTTGCAATAAGAACTTTAAGTTGAAGTAATAACCTACGAACATTGATTCTGTTTAAAGCCGAATCAGCAACCTGTAAAGTTTTCTGTCCGAATATTGCTGTACCTGCATCTGCAAAGTCAGCCATTGGATTAATTCTGCCTGCATATAAAATATCACGAGCATCCAAAGACAATTTATATTGTGATTTGATTGCATCAGTTACACCTCTTTGTAAACCTGCAGGTGCAAACCAAGGGAATGTAGTGTTATCAGTAAATGCCATTGATTTTGTAACTTCACCAGTAGGTGGAATCATAACATTAACATTATTTTGAGTATCCCTCATTTGAATCCAAGGAAAATATGTACAAGAATAATTGCTGTCAATTCCTGATGTATCAAGTAAATCTACAACATCTTGTGCTGCAAGCACATCCCTGTTACTGTTACCAAGTGTTACTGGTATATCAATAAATGGTGAATCAATAACATAAAGTGTATCAGTTCTTTTAGTTTGAACCATATCAATTGTATCAAGAATTAATAAGTTTTGGTCACTCCAGTTAATACCAGGTGTTGCAAATACGTTAATTGTTACTGCTTCAGGATTATTGAATGTACTGATTGCTGTTTGCCATGCCTGATAGTCATTGGTTGCAGGAATAAGTACATTATTACTACCACGGAAAATACCTTCCTGAGAATATAAATCACCATATGAACGATAACCTCTGTTAACATCCCAACCATCAAAACCACCTGCAGGAGCAACAGTGAATTTTCTTGAAGCTAATGTAAAGTAAGGATTTATTGGGTCAAGAACATCGTTAATGCTCTGGAATTGACCTGCACCTACTTCAAATTGTCCTACATATTCCAAACCATCATAAAATGTTCCGGTTGCGCCAGAATCCATATGAAAACCTTTTGATTTTGTAAAACCACTTGAATCTGCAGTATCATTATTATAACCATCAAAATTGAAGAAATTTTGATTAATTCCAGAACCAACAACTCCCGGTGCATCATAACCACTTGCTGATAAACCTAAGTATACTCTTGGAATTCTTTCAGTTATTGCATAACTTGTTTTATAAAAAATTGCAGGAGTAACACCACTGTAATTTGTGGTGTGTGGTGCAGTTGTTGCGCCAGTAGTATAATCATTGAACCAATAACCTTCAAAACCAGCAGGGAATGAATCAATATGTTCTTCACTATCCATTTCAACCATAATATACTGACTTTGAAGAGTATATTCACCATCAGAAGTACCAATTGTTTGTCCAATAAAATTATTAGTACCTTTGATTAAACTAACTTTTGAATAAGTTTCCAAAATATTTGGAGCAGCATCAGTATCATAAAATGCACGAACTTGTACATCAAATGTTAATGTAATTGGATTAATGTTTGCAATACTAATTTTAATTTCTTGGTTTGCTGCGTCACCATCAGAGATTGAGATAAACTTAAACAATCTGCTGAGTTTGTTACCTTTTAATTGTGATACAACCCAAGGAGTTTCAGGAGTTTTGAATCCAGTTTTATAATCAGTATATAGATTTGTATTAGCTTTAATTAATAGAGTATTAATACCATATCCCAAACCTTCAGCATCAATTTTCCTAATTAAATCCGGATATGTTGCCTGAGTCCAGATTTTTGTCTTTTTGTCACTTGAAGTAACACCAAGTACATTAGTAATAAAGCTACTTGCATCAGGATTCATTGAAACGGTATACGTTTCGGTATTTACATTATTAACAGCAGTAAAAGTAAACTGACCAAACATATCACCAGTTCCTAAAACAGTAGTATTTGCTGTTACTGTTAAACCAGTACAATTAAATGTTGTAGTTGGTGCTGCATTTACGTGGTCTTGAACAAAACCTCTACTTCTGATTACACCAAGTACCATACCCTCATATTGAGTATATGATGTACCAGTTAAATGAGTTATAGTATATTTAACAGTACCTTTACCAATATTTGTTCCACCACTTAATGTTAATACTTTAAAGGTATTTCTATAACCATTAAAATTAGTTGTACCAGTTACTTTAGTAAAACCAGTAAAAGTTGTACCAGTTTGACCTGTTGTATATATTCTAACGCCCAAATAAGTACCACCAGAAAATGGTGTTGTACCAGTTGATGATGTTGAACCTGTTATTGTTGCAGGGTCAATACCTGCACTTAATGTAATTGCCCATTCATTTCCAGCATCATATCCGCTTAAACCCAATACTCTTGTTACATACATTTGATTGGATTCATTTAAATATGCATTTGCTGTATATGGTAATTGATATTGAAGTAGTCCGTTTACAGGAAATCTTTGAACACTTTGACCACCAAATCTATTCATAAATTGTGTCTGGTCTTGAATAAATATTGGTTCGAATGCAGGACCTTTAATGGTTTCACCTACAACACCTAAAGTTGTTATGCCCACATTACGTGTTACAAAGGTTAAATCCCGTTCTCTAAATTTTACTCCCGGAGAGGTAAATACGAATTCTGCCATGTTTATAATTATTAATGTTTTTTATTATTATTTTCGATTATTAATCTTCTTTACTTTTTTAAATAAATACTAAAAAATTATCCAAAAGGCATTTTAACAGAATTAATATAATAGCGGTATTAGTACTGATAATCACAGATTCATAGATTTTTGGGATTTTTTGCCATAGATTTTCAAATTTTTGCAATTTTTTGCATGAAATTTCTGAAAAATTCATGCAATTTTTTTTTCATTTTTTTTGAAAATTTTTTTAAGAAAATCTCTTAATAGTATTTATGTGAAATATAAACATTGGTTTATGAACAAATCACAACGCATTTATTTGAATACTGGTACAACAGGAAATAATAAAACAATTTTTTTTAAACTTGAACAAGATGTTGAATTAATTGAATTCATGTCAATGAGCATATTTACAACTGATGCTTATCAAAATTTTAATTCAAACTATGGTGTTTTGATTGGTAGAGTAACAGCAAATGGTGGCATAGGTATTCCAAATGCCAAAATAAGCATTTTTATACCCCTTACAGACACCGATGCTCAAGACGGTGATATTGCAAGCATATACCCCTATACTACCCCCAGAGACACCAATGCGGAGGGAAAACGATATAATTTGCTTCCACGTGTTGCAGTATTCGACCCTGTAACCGGAACGTATTCACCAAAACAACCATTTGGTAGTTTTCCAATTAAACCGGAAATTGTAACCAATCAGGATTTTTTAGATGTATATAAAAAATATTATAAATATACAGCACTTACAAATTCTGCAGGTGATTATATGATTTTCGGTGTACCTGTGGGTTTACAAACAGTTCATATGAGTGTTGATATAACTGATATTGGAAAATATTCAATGACACCAGCTTCAATGGTAGTAAATTTAGGATATTCACCAAACCTATTTATGGATAATAATTCCAGAATAAAGCCAAGTACTGATTTAAATGATTTACCAAATATTGAAACACAGGAAATATCAGTAAATATTATACCTTTTTGGGGCGATACAACAAATTTTATCATTGGTATTACCCGTCAGGATTTCAGAATTCGTTCAATACTCGATAATACTTTTGTCATTTTTGGTAGTGCTTTTACTGATGGTGATAATTCTATGTGGGGTGCTAATCCTGATAGTAATGAAAAAAATGTACGTGAATTATATTATATTAATGGTTCTGACCAATCCGAACAAGAATATTTTACTGGCATACAATCAAAAAGAATTGGATTAATAACAGAAAACGTTTATTATTATCCAAATAATATTACTGATGCTCAAATTGATAGTGGAACTCCTGACCCAGTAAAAGATATGTTATTATTATCCAAAAGTCAATATTCCGCATATAAAAGAAATGGTGATTTTGTGTTTATTATTAGTTGCAATAGAAATAAAGTTATAACAGACGATTTTGGTAATGAAGTTCCAGTTGATGAAGCATCACCAAACGGTATTTTTACAAGATTCAGAGGATTTATTACGGTTGAAATAACACCTGTTGATATTCCAATGAATTTTACTGGCAGTATTGGTGCTGAAGGTGGTAGTACAACAGTTGCTCCATATAGATTTAAATTAAAAATACCACAATATGCAGGACCTGCACAATCATTTACACAACCAGTTGCAAATGTTGATGTACCAGCCACACAAAACTGGAGAAAACAACATAAAATATTTAGTGGTGGAACATTATATACAATTTCAAATTTTCATGGAACAGTAGTAAATACACAAAGAGATAATGCTCTTCAGATAATGTTTAATCCCGCTAATAATTTTTCATTTTGGGATGAAATTAATTCCCCATACAGCATTCCCCCAAATACTCCAAACAGCCTTCCTATTCCTGGTCCTGCAAACAGAGACTGGCATTTTCAAACAGGAATTATACAAACAAATGATGTTGGTATTACAGGTAATACTCAATATGAAATGCCATCTAATTCTTTTGACCAAGATGGTAGACATTTTTTTGGTGGAAACTGGATGAATTTTACATTATATTTACCACAATTAGGTAATTTAACTCGTGGATATTCATCTACTGATTATATAAGAACAGCAGGTAAATTTTCAAGACAAATTCCTTCAGGTAGCGATAATCGTGGCAACAGCTATTTTTTATTTGATAATCTACAACCAATTGCTGCAGGACAATATAATACTGTAGGATTTGCCCGTTCAGATTTACATTGGACAGACTTTGTTGCAGTACCCAAAAAAGACATTCTTACACTGGCTTCAGTACCATTAAAAGGATTTGCTACCGGAGCAACAGCAACACTTACAGGTAAATATCGTAATGGCGTTTATAATCCACCAAATTGGATTGCACCATGTCCACCAAATGGTGGTAAGTTGAATGGTAATCCTTTACAACCAGATGCATCTGACCCAAACACATATTTTTATAAAGGATTTAGTGATGCAGATTGCATTGATTTTGTAATATCATTAGGACTTATATAAACATTTTTCAAGGTATTTATAATATATGGACGAAAAAGTACAAATATTACTTAATAGTAATGCAAATGTTAATTCTGTTAATGTTGACACATTGATTAATTTTGAATTAAATAATAAACCCGAACAAATTCTTGAATATGATTTGGAAAATGCTTTAAGTGCAACAGAAATATTTGATGCAGAGAGAGAAGCATTTGAAATATATCGTATTTATGGAAGACTTGAATATTTATCTTTACTAAACGGACTAAAATTAAATTACAAAACATTAGGCGATTTTTTCTTACAACAAACAACAAACAGTAAAAATATTTTTAATTCTTTCAAGTTTTATTTAGTTCGTCCTGCAAGTAGTGGTTACACACAATTAAGCGGAGGTTCAAGTACAATACTATACGCAAGAAAATTCGAAGTAATTGCAACACCAGATAATTTTCAAATATATAATGCCGGATATACAAATAATGTTTATGGTGACCAAGTATATACATTCAATTTTAATGAAGATTTTGATGTAACTCCATATGCCGACCAATTTAATTTTCCTTTAACGGAATTATTCTTATATGCTCAATATATACCCAAAACCAATGGTTTTGGTGAGCAAGAAACTATGTCAGGAACAACTTGGGATATATCTGGCAATACTTCAAAAATTTCAATAACACCAACTCCTTTAAATATTGGTGACAAAGTTTATGGTGATTTAATTGAATATTCCAAACTTGATTTTTTACAAATACCATCAACTCAACAACCATCAGAGCAAATATATTATATTTCAACTCCATATCACGATAGTGCAAATACTTTGAATTATCTTCAATGGAGATATAATCCATTTATTTCATTTCAATTAAGATATTTTTATAGTGTTTTAAATAATGCTAATAGTGGCAGTACTTCATATGCACAACAATCAACAATACCATATTATGCTACACCAATTGGTAATGGTAATTTTGTTTGGAGAGATATATTACCGCAAGGACTTCTTGACCCATCAACTGATTTGGGTGTTGATTATCCGTTTGTTAACAGAAAAAGATATTTATTTTCACCAATAATTTTAGACATTTCACCAAATTTATATGACCCATATACATTCCAAGTATTTACTCAAATAAAATACGGTCCACCAACAATAATGAATACAAATCCAATTAGTAATATTAATAATATAGGAAAACCATGTCAATAATCAAAGAACAAATAAAATATTTGGGTAAAGATATGACCATAAATTTTAATTTAGGTTCAAATGATGATTTTTTGGGATATCAGGAAGAAATTGATAATCTTACAGAATTTACTTCTGCGGAATTAGTTAATCCTGACATTGATTTGGAAGAACGTAAAATAAAATATGCTTCAAATATTGGACCATTAACACTAACATTTCAATTTCATGTAACGGGCAATGTTTTTGCAAGTACATTTTATGCTGCAGGTTTTGGTACGAATGACATATCTGGCAGTACAACCAATATGCAAAATAGTTTCTTTATATTAGATTTTTATGATACTTTTGATACCTATACCCAAACCAAAATATTTACAACATATTTAACAAAATTAATCGGTAACGATGCTTACGGTAATCGAACATATACTCCTGTTTATGTAATAAATAGCGGTGTTACAAATCAATTATATTATTGGTATGTTCCAATATCATTTTTAAATGCTCAAACTGGTACAACGGTTACGGGATATACAAAATTTACTTTTTATAATGCAATAAGCGGTAAAACAGCAGTATTTTATAATCTCGATAATATAAATCTTACTACTGCGGAACAAATGTATTTCAAATCAGTAATTGATTTAACAGGTATGACTTGGAGAATTATAACACCGTCATTTCCAAATGTTATTGCACAACAGTTATGGACAAGTCCAGATTATAATCAAAAAGTTGATGACACCATTACCAATTTTAATAATGAAGCACAGAATTATCCGAGTGGTAACTCATTTAATTATTTAACTGGTACTTATAATACTATCAGCTAATCCCAAAAAAATATGAGCAATTAAATCGGCTGTCCAACCATTGCCAAGCATTTTGTAACGTGCCGAATTTGAAACCATTGAAGTGTAATTTTCTGGAATTGTTTGCAATCTTTCATATTCGATGGGTGTAAGTTTACGAACAAACATCGCAGTATTTTCAAAAACTTTCTTCTGTTGATTACCACCGCAAACAGCAGTAAGTGTTTGGCACTTATGATATGGTGAGTTAACTCTTTTAAGTATGTCGTGACCATTTATATGAAGTGTTGCACAAACAACTTTATCATAACCATGAAATTCAAATAATTCTTTGTAATAATATTTTTTATCAACAGCAGGTTCAAGAATATCATTTAAAACTAACGGGTTACTTTCTGGTAACTTACCAAATGGTATGTTGGTCCAATATAATCTTGGACGGGATTGTGCTGAAAATAAATCAGAATTAATGGGAACAGGTTCAATACCAATATGAAAAGTTATAATATCTTCCCATTCTTTTTTCATCTGAACATTCTCCAAAAGAAAATATTTTGGTTTACATTCTTTCAGCAAACGTATATATTCAAAAAATAGTTTAGATTTACCATCAAAACCAGTATTTGTAGAAATGGTATTTGTGAAACTTTGGCAAGGCGAACCCCCACACATGAGTTCAAATTTTCCATTAAATAATATTATTCCACCTTCATATTCAACCAAAGTAACTTGTGTCTTCGAATGAAATTGTATGAGATTTTCGTAAGTTTTTGAAGTTCGGTCAATTTCATTCCATTTTTGTAATTCTTCGATAATATTTTGAACATTTCTATTCGTTTCAAATTCGCTGTCACTCTTTTCTTTCTCGACCTTTCCATCACATCTATTTTCTTCCGACCTTCCAAATAATTTTTTCTCACATCCTCTCGCCACATTGCTTTTTGCGTTCTCTCCGAAATCAGTTGTCTTTCCTTCGGGTCTGAAAATCTCTCCTTCAATGTTATTGATATTTTTTTCTTTGTTTCTTCCAATTGCGTTGGTCGATTTTTCTTCAATCCTTCCGATATTCTTCGAGAAATTTCTTCGTTCCATATCGTAACCATACCTCCACTCGCCACATTGTAATTCATTGGAGTTTCCGCAATCAATTTTATTTCCATTGCTTCCGCTTCCTTCAATATTTCGTGTTTTGATAAAATTTCCCAATTCACGTTTTGAAAACCGTATTTTCTCAATGCATTGTAAAGAGGAAGATTCTGATATTTTTCGTCCTTCATTCGGTTTTTGTGTTCCGAAATACGCTGTGATAGTGAATTTCTTGTCAATCCAATATAACATTTCCCATTCGGAAAGTTTGCTTTGTATATTAGTATCATATACAGATAAATACTTATATACCTCCAATAAAGAAAGTAATTTAATGTTTATTTTTGAAATATCTCCAAGTTGTATTGTTTTGGGAAAATGTGATTGTGTTACTTTTATACAATCTTTATTAATTTCAGAAGCATAATATTTATCATACACAATGCCTGCTTTATTTAAAGCAATTTGTCCTGTAGACATTCCGTCAAAAACAGAGAAAACGTTCATGAACACAAATATACAAAATTATTCAACAACAATACCGAATTTTGGTCTTCTCATTGTCTTAACAATTTCGAATTCTTTTTCGTCCTGAATAAAACCTAAAACTTTCAAAGCATATTTAGATACAAAAAATCTATCGCCATCAATATTTTCAATTGGATTGGCTTCAGCAAAACCTTCGAATAACAATGGCATTGGTGAACCCTTGATAAAAACATATTCCTGACGTGAAGCAAAATTTTTAAGTATTTGTTGGTCATATTGATTGACATCAACTCTATACTTAGTAAAAAGAGTAGCTTCATATGTTAAATCAACATTAACAGGTTCTGGCATTTTAAACATTAAAGCAATAACTTCACCAGCATCCATAATTGGAACAGTCATATATCTGAATTTACGTGGTTGTGGTATACGAAATTTTGCACCAAGACGTGTACCCGGTTGTTTATCAATACGTCTGACGGTAATATAAGGAGTTGGAACGTTTTTATCATTATCCATAAATTTCCAAGTTTTTGAAAATTCACCCCAACGGTCATTATCAAGATAAAAAGTTGGTACAACCCTACCATCAATAGAAATTTTCATACCATCCTGATTAACATATTTATATAATACTGCATCAATATCTTCGAGTAAAATAGTTCTTGGTAAATATTTTGTTTTTGGGTCAGTAGCAATCATTAATTCGAGAATCCTGTCCAAACCATAGTGAAGATATTCACTTCCTGGCTTTGGTGGATTGGTATCTATAGTATATTTTATCTTTTTTGGTAATGACATTTTTACACTTTTTATATAAATACTCTTGCCTTTTAATTAGATTAATGTTACATTTGTTTATTAAAACAACCATACATGTTAATTGAACGCAAAGAAGTCCTCAATGAGGATAAGAGTACTGGTTATATAGAAGCTGTTTTTAATTCGGATAACGTACTAAAAACCACATATTTTCCAAAAGCAAACAAATTATATATTGCATTTAGCAGAGGACATACATATTCCTATGGTAATATTTCAAAAGAATTATATGATGAATTTGAATCTGCCAGTTCTCAGGGCAAATTCTTTCATTCAAAAATAAATAATAAATTAAAATATCCTGTTCATAAAGAATTTACTTTATATCCTTCTGAAATACATGATTTAAAAGAAATTGTAAAAAATAAACTTATTGAAAACCAAGAAGAAGATGAATAGTATTGAAGAATTACAAAATCTTGTAGAATTAATGAAACAAGCATTGAAATTTTATGCTGATAAAAATAATTATATACGTCCTGATGTGGATGCTACAAAATATTGTGTTCGACCAAAATACATTCTTCCAATTCCTTCAAAAATTGAATTAGATGGTGGTTCACAGGCACAATTTACATTAGACCTTGCTAAAAAAATTATTGATGAGAATCAAAAAATACAGGATGATTATGATAAAATAGTAATGGATGCAGAATCAATTGAACCTTCTGATGGGGAAACTAATCCCATCGATTTAATAAAAGTATTTCTTGAAACACATAAATATGATGATAAAGACATTTAATGAATATCAAAAAGAAGCAAATTTTTTAAAAATATCTTTAAATAAATTTCTTGAAAAACATCCTGATACTCCACCGGAAGTAAAAGAGTTGCTTGCCCTTACTTATGATGGTTTGGGTCTTGGTGAAGCGGGTGAAGTTCAGGGTAAAATCAAAAAAATTATCAGAGACAATGGTGGATATATTAGTGCTGAGAGTAAAGAAGCTATTAAAGGTGAACTGTCGGATGTTTTATGGTATATTTCTTCAATGTGTGATACGCTTGGTATTAAAATGGAAGATGTTGCCACATATAATATTGAAAAATTAAAATCTCGTAGAGATAGGGGTGTATTACATGGAAGTGGAGATAATCGATAAAATAATATCAAAAGAAGAAGCAATAAAGTTAAATCAAAAATGGTATTATACCGGAATTCCATGTCAAAACGGTCATACAAATAAAAGATATATAAATACAGAAATTTGTTATGAATGTAAAAGAAATCTTAATAAAAATTGTAACAAAAGAAATCCCGAAAGACAAAAAAGAAACGAAAAATCAAATTATAATAAAAATAAAGAAAAAATAAATAAACGAAATCAAATTTGGGTAGAAAATAATCGAGAAAAATCAAATCAATATAAAAATAATTGGAAAATTAATCACAGAGAACAACATTTAAAACAGGCTCGTGATTATTCAAAAAATAAAAGAAAAAATCCATATAAAAGAATTAGCATGAACATGAGCAAAGCAATTTGGGAATGTTTAAAAAACAATAAAAATTACACAGTTTGGTTAAAATTTGTAGATTTTTCAATGGACGATTTAATTCAACATTTAGAAAATAAATTTACTCCAGAAATGACATGGGAAAATTATGGTACATATTGGCATATTGACCATGTTAAACCATTAAGTTGGTTTGATTTGAAGACTCAATTTAAAGAAGCATGGGCACTTTCGAATCTTCAACCATTGGAAGCAACAAAAAATTTAAGTAAAAATAATAGATATATTGGATAATCGATAAAAATGAAATCAATTAAAATAAAATTATTACATCCAAATGCACAAATTCCAAAAAAAGTAATTGATACCGATGCTTGTTATGATGTTGTTGCTATATCAAAAGAAGATTTGGGTGATGGTAGAATTCATTATGGTCTTGGATTTGCATTGGAATTGCCAGAAAATACACAACTGGATTTACGACCAAGAAGTTCAATACATAAAACAGGACTTATATTAAGTAATTGTGTTGGTACTGGTGATGAAGAATATCGTGGAGAATATCAAGCATTTTTTTATCATGTCATACCAACACTACCACCATATAATGTGGGGGATAGAATTTTACAAATACAATTGAAAACACGAGAAGATGTTGTTTTTGAAATAACCGATGAACTCTCAGACACACAAAGAGGTACGAAGGGTTTTGGAAGCACCGGAAGTAAATAATTTTATTAACAATTATTAATAAATGTCAAATTCAAAATTTTCAAAAGAAGTAAATTCAAACGAAACAGAAAAATCAGCAAATGTAATATTATACTATAAAAAAACTAATGCCGTTGTAATCACTTCAGGTGAAACATGGTATATAAGATTATGGTATTTAATTTCAAATCCGTTTCGTTATTTATTTACAGGACTAATAAAATATTAAAACAATGGAAAAGCATATCTATGATTACACAAGAAAGCAATTGGAAGATTTAGGATTTTTAGCTAATACTCCTGAAAATCGAAAAGATAAGGTCGTACATTCACTTAACGTTGCTGCCAAATGGTTGGTTGATGCACCAATTAATTGTGATGATGATGGTGAAATTGAAACAATTACACTTCCGGCAATACTCAGAATTACAAACGAAATTAATTTAACTGATATTGAAGTCTTGGAAACCTGTAAAGAATTACGACATACATGGTTGCATGCTGATATGACAAGATATATAAATTTAGATGACCCTGAAGCACTTTTTATTAAATCATTTTGTGAAATGAAAATAAATCAATATAAAAATAAATAATTATGAAAGGCACAACTGGAAAGAAAATGAGAAGGGAGTCTGCCAAAAAAATGCTTGAAGCACAACTCTTAAGAGGTACAAAACCTGAAAAAATTAACGGTAAAACTACCGATAATATGATTAAACTATTACCTGCTGATATTACACGTATCAATCGTGAAATTGAAGCAATAAATAACCCTAAAAAGAAAACTATAAAATAATGTGTACAAAATTTATAAAATTCGAAAACGATGATATGGTAGAAATTCAATTTCGTGAAAAAGAGCCATATATTGTAGGTAATTTCAAATTTCTTAAAGATGATATTACAGTATCACATCCAACAAGTTTTAGAAAATGGAAAAAAATAAGTTTTAGTCTTCCTGTTTTAGTTGATTTACCTATTAATGGAAATGTGGAAACCAATAATATTTATGAAGTTATTGGTGAAGCACTAAAAATTGATTTTATTAATTTTCTTAAAGAAAAAAATAAAACCGTATAATGAAAATACACACAATACATAGTACAATATTTGAACATCAAGGTATTAAATATTCTATTGATTCTAAAGGATTTTTTTCATTTAGTGAATTTGAGAACTATTTGAAAAAAAATAACCCTGATGATGTTTATATTTACAGTATCAGCAATGTCGATATGAATAATAATGTGGTTCATCCATGTAATTCTTTAGATTCTGTCGATGAAAACATTAATATAATTAATATTCACTTTAAAATGATTAAAAATAAATAAAATGGAAAATTCTATTATAATAATTAGTACCGATTTAAGTGCAAAAAAAGAAAATGTATTTAAGGCAGCAAATAATGACGTTGATTTGGTAAATGCAATTACTTCATATAAAGAAGAATTGAAAAATAATAATGTCGAAGTCTGGGAGCAAAAAGATAATATTATTGTTACAGAGGAAGGATATTATCTTGCAGTTTATCCAGAAAATATAAATCCCGCATAATGAAGCAATATTTAAATTTATTACAGGAAATACTCGATAACGGAGTTGAAAAAGAAAGTGGCAGAGAAAATATGCCACCCACAATAGGACTTTCAAAAGGCATAATTGAAATGGATTTGCAAAAAGGTTTTCCACTTCTTACAACAAAAAAAATGTATTGGAAAGGCATTATTCACGAACTTTTATGGTTTTTACATGGTGATACAAATATTAAATATTTGGTTGATAATGATGTAAATATTTGGAATGGTGATGCTTATAGATGGTATTTAAAAGCTATTGGTAGCCTGAAAATCGATAAAAAACCATTAACCATTGAAGAATTTATTGAAAATATAAAAGAGGGAAATCTGGATTTGATTGGTATGTATAAATATAAACTCGGTGATTTGGGTAAAGTTTATGGTTATCAATGGAGAAATCAAAATGGTGTTGACCAAATCAAAGATTGTATTGAAAGTTTACAGAAAAATCCTTATAGTCGTTATCATATTATTAATGCATGGAGTAAAGCAGATTTTCCAGATATGGCGTTGCCACCATGCCATTTGTTATATCAGTTTATTATAAGACCATTAACACGTGAAGAAAGAACTGCTTTGCTTACTGTTGATGATGTACAAATAAATAGTAGTTCTGCAAATAGTGATGAAATGGTTGATGAATATTTAAATAATGCCGAAATTCCAAAATTTTTCTTGGATATGAATATGTATCAAAGAAGTTGTGATACTTTTTTGGGCGTACCATTCAATTTGGCATCAATGTCATTACTTCTGAAAATTTTCGCACGGACATGTAACATGGAAGAGGGTGTAGCTACTTGGTTTGGTGGAGATACACATTTATACATTGACCATATTGAACTTGCTAAAGAGCAGATAAAAAGAGAACCTTATGAATTACCAAAATTATTTATCAAAAAAGAATTGCATAGACTTGATGATATTTTAGCATTAACTATTGAAGATTTTGAATTGGTTGGTTATAAATCACATCCAGCAATTAAAGCAGAATTATTTACGGGTTTAAAAAAATAAATATGAAAAATTTGGATTTAACAACAGATATTGAATATTTTAAAGAAAGACTTGATGATGCTATTGAACATTTAAATAATAAAATAAAATTAAATGAAAAACCGGAAAATATTCATAAATTTCTTGATACTGTATTGAGAATGAGTTCACAACTTAAAATAGCTGAAGATGCTCTTATTGTTTATAAAATAACAAAGAATAATAACATTGAATGATAATATTGTATATAATAGTTATAATGTTAGCAATAGCAG